ATATAACCTTTTATGATCGTTAAGATTGTAAGCTTAAAAAAATGCTTAATTACTGTATCTTTTAATGGTTGGATATCTAATTCGTCAAAAATCGTCAAAAATTTTATTTAAAAATATTAGCAACTGCATTTGATGCTGCTGCTTTCATTTCATCGTTATAATGTACGTAGGTTTTCATAACCATTTGTGGTGTATCACCTAGTAGTGATGATACAGTTTTTACATCTAGTCCATTCGCTAATAGCTTTGTAGCATAGGTATGTCTAAGGTTATGTGCTGATAGGTTATCTCCAAAGCGTTTTAAATAGGTGTTGATTTGCCATTTAACACCATTTTTCTTGTATGGGTTTAATACAAGGTCATGTTCAAACTCTAACTCATGTGATTTATATTCTATTAGTATGTTTTCTAATATAGGCGGAATTGGCAAAATTCGCACCGAATTGGCGGTTTTAGTTTTCTCAAATGTGATTGCACCTTTGCGTAGTGAAAGTTGCTTGTTGATGTGAATTTGGCGATTTTCTAGGTTAATATCATTCCAAGTTAAACCATATACTTCACTAAACCTCATGCCTGTATATCGTGCTATTTGTAAAAAATAATAGGCTTGTGGATATTTCTCACGCATGAATTTTGCAAATTGGTTTAATTCATCATCGGAAATCGTGTGGATCATACTTTTTCGTTCAATACGTGGCAACCTAACACCAGTACATGGATTATCTGAAACTATCTTGTATGGGTTTATTGCTATATAGAATATCCTTTCTACTACCTTATAATACGAATTAATGGTAGTAGGTGATGTAGCCATTTTATTTATTGCATTTTGAATGTGTAACGGCTTAACATCTGACAATTTCATATTGTGAATAGAATTGAACGCACACACCGCATGGTTATACATAACCAAAGTACTATGCGCAACGTGTGCCTTTTTTATTTCAAGGAACATATCCGCAAATTCCTTGAATGTTAATTCTTTTAATTCTGTATCTTTTGTGAGTAGTGCAGTTTTGTCTAATTCCTTTACTATAACGTGTCCGTATTCCTTAGCCTCACGTTTGGTTTTGAAACCCTGCTTAGATTTCTGTTTCCACTTATAGCCGTCTTTGTATGCGACTATAATTTGAAATCCTTTATCCTTTTTTCTGATAGTGAAATTGTATTGCATAATTCACCTCATAATACATGTGTGTAGAAGTTGATACCCTCAAACTCTATTTCCCTTGCGTGTGCCATGCGTTCGATTAAATCAATATGAGCATGACTATACATATCATCATTTAATATATGACCTATCTCATGTAATATTCCTTTACGTTGTACATCAACAGGTTTATCACTATTAACGAGAATGGTGTAAGTACCATCATCGTTTAGTTTTAATACCGCAGTTTGTGTAGGTCTTAACTTAGTGTAAATCAAAACTATATTCATAATATTTAACCCCCTTATGGGGATATTGTATCTCATGAAATGGGAATGAAATTACACATGCTTGTCATTTTCCCAATAAATTTTATTTAACCCTTGTAATTCAGAAAATAGTTGCCACATATTACGTTTAATGTAACTACCAAAATAAAAGATTAACGCAACTGCAATAGATGAACCAATAAAAACTGCCATTAACCAATCTTTTAATAATACAAATAAAGTTACCGAAATAGAGATAGATACAACAGAAACAATCAAACAAGGAACTTGCATTGAATTAACACAGTATTCTGTGATTTTTTGTTTATCGTATTCATTCATACAACTAACCTCTTTTCTTTAGATTTTCAATCATAGTTACTACAAAATCTATATCATCCTTAGACATATCTTTGCTGGCATCAAACAGTATTCTAAGAGTAGGGTTATCTTTGATTGCTTGTGCATATTCAGAAACATCAGGATCTTCATAGTAAGGAAAATCAAATTCATCTTTTCCATATAGTGTATCTATATTTACGTTAAAATAATCAGCTATTGCCTCTAGTATCTCAAAGCTTGGTTTTCGTCTACCTTGTTCATACATACCAACAAGGCTTGGTGATACTTCTATATAATTTGCCAATTCTTTTTGAGAGATGCCACGGCTTTTTCTTAATTCTATTAATCTGTTAGCAAATGTCATTTCACACACCGCCTTATATATAATATATACTTCTATGTTTTGATTATCACACAAAGTGAGTAAAATTTCAAGAAAAACTACACTTTAAGTGTTGACAAGTTTTTATTTGTGTACTACACTATGAGTGTAGCAAGAAGCGAGGTGATTAAATATTGAATACAAAAAACATTGCTACTAAATTAATAGAGTTAAGGAACTCTAAGAATTTAACTCAAAAAGAGTTAGCATTAAAAGTTGGTGTAGCACCTACATCTATAGCTATGTACGAAGTCGGTAAACGTGTTCCGAGAGATGAAGTAAAAATTAGATTAGCTAAGGTGTTTGGTAAATCTGTACAGTCAATTTTTTTTGCGAAGTAGCTACACTTAAAGTGTAGGGAGGGACAAAATGATAGTACAAAATCAAAAAGATTTAAGGGTAGCAAATCGAATGTACGGACGAAAACTACCTACATTTGGTTATGCAGGCAGAAATGATGAATATGCACAATACTGGCGGAAACTCATCAAGGCTAAATGGCATAAACGAAACCAATCAAGATGGAATAAGAAAGTTATTCTATCTTGGGTAAAGTTAGCTAGAACGGCTGACCTCCACGCAAGGAACGAAACGCGATGGAGAGCCTAGTATACACGGCTAACCAAGTAGCGGAACTATTTCAAATTTCACTAACTGCAGTATATGACCTAAGAAATAAAGGTAAGCTGAAACAACTACCGAATGTAAGCGGTGTAAGGTTTAGTAAAAAAGAGGTTGAAGCACTTGCAGGAGTTGAAAGTGAATACTCTGCTATTGGTTATAGAAAATTAAAAAACGAGGTAGAGCGATTAGAAAAAGAAAACAAAAAGTTAAAGAGTGAAATAAAAAAAATCACCAGCCAAATGCTAGTGATTGTAGGAGAAGAGCTATGAGACTTTTTATCAACAATAAATTTTTGGAAGCCATTGCTTGTGCTGGTGCAACAATTCGTGAATATCATTACGAACACATAGAAAGTATCTTTGATGAAATTACTCCGTATGGTTGGGAATGTCATTGTGCTGATGGACAACGAATGGAAGAAGAGAATACTTCTGATGTACTCCGTAGACATTATGGAAAAATTGGCACTCACGATAGAATATATGGTTTTTGTTATAACCCAATTCAATAAGGAGATTTAGATGATTAAGTTGTGTTATTGGCTTAGAGCAATTTCAGCAGTAATAGCAGTTGGTGCTATGGGAAGTTTACAACTAGATACCATCGATTGGTGGACATGGTTTTGTCAAACGATGCTTGGAGTTGTTACATGGATATTAGTTGGTTATTGGATAGATGATATTAAGTATTACGAAAATAAAAAAGTCCGCTAGTGAAAAGTGTAGAAGAAGTTTAGCGGACTTGGTAGAGAGTATGTAAAATATCTCTACTTATATTTTATCACAGATATAAGGAGAATTAAATGGAAATTAATTTAACACCTATTGTTAGTCAAAACGAACAAGTATTCAAATGGAATAAAGACGAAATTAAAAATTATTTCGAAGCACAGTTAGAAAAGTATAAAGGACTTGTAGTAACAGAAGAAAACTATAAGGACATGGTAAGTGCTAAGAATGAAATCGTTAAGTACAGAACAACACTAGATAAATTCTGTAAAGAGAAAAAACGAGAACTCAAAAGACCGATTGAGTTGTTTGAAGAAGAAGTAAACGAAGTATTGAAAGTTGTTTACGATGCAGAAAAGCCACTCGCAGAACAAATTAAATACTTTGATGAAAAAGAGGTACAAGCTAAAACAGATGCTATCAATAAGTTTATCGAAAAGATGGTTGAAAAATATGGAGTGCGTGAAGAATACGCAAATCAACTTCAACATGATAAACGCTGGTTAAATAAAACTGCAAAGATGAAAGACATTGAAATTTCCATTGAGGGAATGATGATTGAAATCTCAAAGCGTCAACAATCAGATGATGATTATAAACAAATCTTAGCAGAGAAAAAAGGCATGATTGAGTTTGTTGTAGATACTTGCAACCAACAATACGAACTTGCAACACCAATCACATTTAATGAGTGTTGGAACATTGTACAAGATATGCCACTAGATCAGGCTAGAGAGTTAATCAATGCAAAATTTGCAGAGCGAAACGAAATGGAAGAGGCTGCAAGAGCAAGCATCACAAATGAACCAGTTGAAACAATCGAAGTTGTGGAAACAAAAAATGGTTTAACAGTTACTGTTTATGACTTAACCGAAGAGGATGCAAAAGATTTAACTGATTTCTTAGAAATGCGTGGTTACAAGTACAAAGAGGTATAGATGGATAGTAGATATATAGCGGTTAAGAGTGTACCGCAATCAGCGTTAAAGGTAATTGACTTTGGAAAACTCAAAGGAAAATATGATATTTCCCCTCAATGGCGATGGGAAATATTAACGGAAACATATGGTATGTGTGGCATTGGTTGGTACTTTGACATTGTAGAAACAAAAGAAGTATTGGTAGAGGCTACTGGCGAAACGATGCTTTATGTAAAAGTAAATCTTTATATCAAAGATGGTAACGAGTGGAGTAAACCAATTCCGGGCTATGGTGGCGATTTCTTAATTCAAAAAGATAAAAATGGTTACCACGGAAATGATGAGGCATTTAAGATGGCGGTTACAGATGCATTAGGTACTGCAGCAAAAATGATTGGTGTAGGTGCTGATGTATACCGAGGTTTACAAGATACAAAAATTAATGCAGCGGCTGAAAAAGAAAAGAAAGAAAAAGACTTTGACCCTCACAATGCATACGCAATCATTTTGAAGATGGCAAAAGAACATGGAGTGAGCGAAGAACAAGTAGCGCACCAATTAACTGAAATGTTTGGTGTTGGTGTGATTGATAACATTACAAGAAATCAAATGTCAAAACTTTATGACTGGGTAAAAGGTTATGAAGTGGACAACAAGTAATATTGAAACACTCCGCAGTCCGCTAGGTGTAATGGTAGTAATACCAGCGCCACAGGACAATGATCTATCAAAGATTAATACTGACAAAGAGTACACAATAGAAATCAAACGTAAAACTAAATCAAGAAGTCTAAATGCCAATTCTTACTGCTGGCTTATAGCACAGAAGATTGCAGTTGAATTAAGCAAGCATAGTTACACAACAAAAGAAGATGTGTACAAAAAAGCTATCAAGGACTGTGGACATTTCACATATGTTCCAGTCCGAGAAGATGCAGTTGAACGCTATATACAAATATGGCAATCACACGGCATCGGATGGTTAGCCGAAGATGCTGGTGAATGTAAAAGCATCAAAGGTTATCACAATATTATGTGCTACCACGGCAGCAGCGTTTACACAACAAAAGAGATGGCAAGACTAATTGATTGTCTAACAGATGAATGTGCGCAACTAGGTATCAAGTTAGAACCTAGTGAGTACATCCAATCTCTTATAGAGGGGTGGGAGAGTGAACAATCGAAAGAAAAGGGATAACAAATTATATTCAGTAACACGCAAACAAGCCTATGAACGTGATAACGGACAATGCGTTATATGTGGCTACAGGGCTGAACAATGCCACCACATAGTGTTCCGTTCACAAGGTGGTTTAAGTGATTTGAGAAATCTAGCTTGCTTGTGTATGCAATGCCACAATCAAGCACATGGAGTGTTCGCTAAAGAGATACGCAAACACTTATTAGAAGAGGTAGGAAAGAGGACAGATGATTATGAACGAATTAGTAATGATTAGTGCATATGTTGAAAATCGCATTAAGTTTTACAAAGCAGACCAAGGCGAACAAACATTCAATAACAGAATAATTGAAGAACTAAGTGCAATCTCTGCAATGGCTGATAGCGTATTGATTGTAGAAAACGAGAGGGAAGAAATCGCAAAAGTGCTAACTAGAATTGCTATGCTAGGTAAACCTTTAACAGAAGAAGAGTTTATCGAAAGTCTAAATAAGGACTAGCCTATGAGCGATAACAAAAAATATTACTATCTTAGATTAAAAGATAATTTCTTTGATAGTGATGAGTTGAAGATATTGGAAAGTATGAAAGATGGGTACTTGTATAGCAATATTCTTTTAAAACTCTACCTACGAAGTCTAAAGAATGATGGAAAGTTGGTGGTTAATGATCGCATTCCTTACAACGCAGAAATGTTGGCAAGTGTAACAGGGCATCAAGTAGTCACTATCAAACAAGCATTATCTATGTTTAAAGATTTAGGACTAATCGATGTGCTAGAAAATGGTGCTATCTATATGTTGGATATTCAAAATTTCATTGGTAGAGGTAGTAGTGAAGCCGATAGAAAACGTGAATATAGACAACGAATTGAAAGCGATAGGACAAATGTCCAGACAAATCTCAGACAAATCTCCGACAAAAATCCACCAGAGATAGAGTTAGAGAAAGATATAGAGATAGAGAAAGAGATACATAGTAGTGCAAAAAGCACTACAACAAAACGCAAGCGTTTTGAAAAACCTACTCTATCTGAAGTTAAAGCATACTGCATTGAAAGAGGTAACAAAGTAGATGCACAACATTTCTATGACTACTATGAAAGCAACGGCTGGAAAGTAGGTAAAAACTCTATGAAAAACTGGCAAGCTGCAGTTAGGACTTGGGAGAAAAATAGCTATACGAATACAACAAAACAAACAAAGAAAACAAATACAGAACAAACATTAGATGCGATTTATAAAGTTATGAATGAGAGTGAGGTGGAATATGGCGAAAGCGGATGTAATGGAAGTAATTCTGTTGTTACAGTCAACGATACCAAATTCTAAATTGTCAGAAGAAAATGTCAGAGCATATGTATCGTTCTTATCAGATATAAACCCTGTTACGTTAAAACAAGCGGTGATTAATCTTGTGAAGATTAATAAGATTAAGTTTTATCCATCAGTAGGTGAAATATTATCCGCTTGTGAAGAAATAAGTAATTATGTAAATGCACATGAGGAACTACCAATCGCACAAAGCGAATGGGAAAAAGTCATTAAAGCGGTAGGTGCTTATGCCTTTGAACATGGCAAAGAGCATTTACAAGGTATAACATTGCAAGCTGCAAATACAATATGGTCATCGTTTAACCCTAGAATGGGGAATGAATATAACGAGGCAAGTTGTAGATCACAATTCATTAGATGTTACGAGCAATTAGCGGAACGTGAAACACACCGCCAACGAATGGCAAATTCGATTAAAGACAATCACTTGCTACTTAAAGCAAGGGAGAAAGCAGAACGTGAACGAGCATTGATTGGCGCTGGTCAAAAGCAAATTGAAATGACTGCAACAGGTAACTTAGTAGAGGTAGCAAAAGAACCAGTAGATGTAGCGAAAGTAATTGAACAAAGTAACTTGTCAGATAGTGGCAAGGAACTTCTGAAACAAGCAATAGGGGGTTAAACGTGAGGGAAAGAGTAAAAGAGTTTGATGTAAGCGTGAATGTATCATTCAATGTTAGTTTTCAAGTGCTGGCGAATAACGAGGCACAAGCAAGAACCAAGATTGAAAACTTACTTGAAATCATGAGGAATGAGGCAACAGTCGATTGCCACATTCATCCTAGCTACGATGTGTTTATTGATGATGTAGAGGCTGAACTAAACCAGCTTAGTTATTGGTAAGGGGTATAAATGCTAAGTAAAAAACGAAAGATGGTAATCACTATTGAGATACCTCTAAATGTAGATACACAAGAAGAGGCAACTCAACAGATGCAAATGATTGTAAAAGCGGACACAAAGACCTTTGAGAGTTTAGAGGAAATCATAAAGGTGTACAAAGGCACAATGTGTATTGAACAAAAGATATAAAGGAGAATTGAATGAATACAGTACAAATTTTAGGTAATTTAGCACGTGATCCTGAGGTGCGTTATACACAAAGTAGAAAGGCAGTTGCCACATTCACAGTTGCAGCATCTAATACTTACTTAGATAGTGAGGGGCAAACAAAAGAACAAACCGCTTTCATCAACTGTGTGGCTTGGGGAAAGCTAGGCGAAAGCATTGGTAATTTGCGTAAAGGCAATAGAGCGTTTGTAGAGGGTAGACTTCAAACACGTAGCTATGAAACACAAGATGGTCAAAAACGATATGTAACAGAAGTAGTAGCGAACTTTGTAGGTACATCTTTAACAAATGATGAAACTGCATCTAGTAACTTTGATAGTTTTGAACAACCACAAGATGAAAATATTCCGTTCTAAGAGGTAAAGATGATGATTGTTTGTAAGTTGGGAAACATATTAAAAAGACGAGGAATAAAAGTATCGACCTTAGCGAGAGGTACTGGTATTAGCAGAACAACTATAACTTTATTAGTGCGAGGTCATTCAAATGGGGTTCAATATGACACGCTATCTAGTTTGTGTAAATACCTAAATGTATCTATCGATATGATCTTTGAAGAAGTAGATACATCAAACGCAATAAGTGTTGAGAAATTAATAAGAGAATTGATTGATAACTCTCACTATGCAAACAACAAAGTAAGAATTAAAAACTTGAATGGAGAAGAAATTGGGATATATAAATTTTCAACACTAGAAAATGGGGATGTGGAAATCACAATAGGAAATAAGGAGTGAGTATTAACATTGAACGCACCATGTAAGGGATGCGAATACAGAGAGGTAGCTTGCCACGTAAAGTGTCCAGCGTATCGAATGTTTAAGCGTAAAAGGGAAGAAACATTAAAGTGTGAATATGTAAAGAATGATGTGGCATCTTATGTTGAAAGTAATTTCAGCAGAATTAGGCGAAAAATTGGTAAACCAAACTATAGATGTACTGTGAATGATTAGAGGTGAGCAGGAAAGAGGATGCATATATGGGGGTTATTTGATGATGGAAACGGCTGCTATCGTCAAGGCTTAGATGAATATAACATGAATATGGGGGGGCAACACACAATCACATCAATAGGAATTGGTGATGCGTGTATCAACCAAGACCTTGCGATTAATACGCTACATAAACCCAACGCACTATGGGAACAGTTGGACAAGCTAGATAGACCTGATGTTATTCTAGCTAGTCCACCATGCGAAAGTTGGAGTGTGGCAAGTGCAATGAAAGGTGGAAACGCTTGCTGGAAACAAGAAAAGGACATGACTATCAATCTGTTCGGTGAATACGAACAGGGCAGTAAATTCACAATCAGAAATCACATTGATTATGAAAACTACCAATTCAAGTATGATAAGTCATTCCTAACACGTATCAATGGTGAAATGTGTATCTACAATACATTGAAAATCATTGAGCGTTATCAACCTAAAGTATTCGTGATTGAAAACCCTGCATATGGGCGGATATGGGAATACATCAAAAATGTAATAGGGTTCGATGTTCCTTATGAGAATTTAACTTATTACAACAACTATGATTACCCAGTTAAAAAGCCTACAAAGTTTGGTAGCAATATTGATTTGAAGTTATTGAAAGATGATATAAGGAACACCATTAAATTCAATAAGTTAAACACAACTGGTGTTAATCGATATAACACTAGGTCGCATATTCCATTGGAGTTGGTGAAAGACATTTTGAAGAGGTGTGAACAGTATGTAGAGGGGTGAGTGTTTGACAGAACAAGATATTCAATATGCATTAGGGCAACATTTATTTCTTAAAAATATATGCATACCTAATGTAATAATGAGGGATAGCGGAAAGCCGCCTTATGAGGCTGACTTTGTATACTTCAATCTAAACACTTTGCACTTAACAGAAGTTGAAATCAAAACGGATATAAATGATTTCAGAAATGATTTCAATAAAGCACGTTATCACGATAATCACAATGTGATGTATCTGTATTACGCAATACCAAGAGATTTATATGATGATCATTATGAAACGATTGATGAATTGCTTGGTGATGCTGGTTTAATCTTAATTGATGAAATAGATACATTCGATTTTAGAGGTAATATTTATGAGTTTGGTGGCTTTGTAAAAAGGGCTAAACGAAGAAAAGGTTCTGTTAAGTTAAATGAACAAGAAAAAGAATATTATATGCGAATTGGGTGCATGAAGTGGGTGAATAGATAATGCCAATAAATAGCAAAGATAAAGGCAAGCGTGGTGAACGAATGTGGCGAGATGTGTGTAGGTCGCATGGGTTCGATAAAGTCCGAAGAACTGCACAATATTGTGGTAACACAGGTGATGCCAGCGATTGTGTTGGACTGCCTAACGTACATCAAGAAGTCAAATTTGTTGAAAACTTGAATGTACGTAAAGCATACGAGCAAGCCGAACACGATGCAATACAAGCAGATAATGGGGATATGCCTATAGTGGCTTGGAAGAAAAGCAATCAAAAGTGGCTTGTAGTCATGAGTGCAGATGATTGGTTCAAATTGTATAAGGAGAGTGAATGGAGTAATGGCGGTTAATATGAGTGAGCTTGTACCAGACAATAATCTTAATTGGCTGGCATTAGCAGCGTGTGTGTACGGAAATATAAGTGCTGGTAGAGCGTTATGTTGTTTAGGCTTGAAAGGAACAAAACCACAGAAAACATATACACGTGTAAGTGATTTAGATGGAAATTCATTATTAAAAATGCATCAAGCTGGAATGTCATTAAATCAAATTAGTTTACGAGTTGGTGCAAATTACAAAACAATCAAACGTGCATTGATTAATAGTGGGGTGGAATTTTGAGGAAACAAATGAAAGTAAAGTTGGTTAGTGAATATGCACAACTACCAACAAGAGGTAGTGAAGATGCAGCTGGGTTAGATTTGTATTGTCCGTTTCATATCAAAGTGCCTGCTGATAGTCAAAAGAAAATTCCGTTAGGGGTGGCGGTAGAGATACCGAAAGGACACATGGGGTTATTAGTGCCACGAAGTAGTATGAGTAAAACACCTCTAAGATGTGCAAATAGCGTAGGTATTATTGATGCTGACTATAGAGGTGAATTGAGTATTGCATATGAAAATGTATCTTGTAGCGATTACATGATATTTAGAGGTGATCGCATCGCACAATTAACCATCGTACCAGTAGCAATGGTCGATGTATTAGAAGTCGATGACTTGAGCCGAACAGAAAGAGGTGCTGGCGGATATGGCAGCACAGGCAAATAAGTTTAATAAATTAATTAACATAAAAGGAGAATTTAACATGAACAACAAATTAGTATTAGCAACAATGGTTATGGCAACAATCACAGGCAGCACATTTGCAAATGGTTTAGTAGTAGGTCAAGTAGAACCGAATACTACTGCACCAGTAGTTAGCGGTTACAACTCCGCAGCATTAGGTGTGAATACAGTAGTTACTGGTACAAGTACAATCGTTTTAGGTAGAGACAATAAAGTTGGCGGTAATGATACAACTGTTATCGGTTCTAACAATGGTACAGTAAGTGCGAACCAAACAACAATTATCGGTTACAACAACAAAACAAATAGCAACCAAGAACAAGTGGTAATCGGTGCTAACTCCGAAACCGCAGGTCAGGGCGCAACAGTAGTAGGCACTCATGGTAAAGCGACTGCATGGGATGCATACGCTATCGGTAATAACACAATCGCTGACAAAAGTAATAGTGTAGCGTTGGGTACTAATTCCGTAACAGATAACCCTGTACCTACACAACAAGTAGTATTGAATGGGGTTACTCACGTTTTCGCTGGAGAAAACCCTCAATCTGTAGTGAGTGTAGGTTCTAAAGATAGAGCAGGGTTTGGCGGTGTGAAATATTACAACCGACAAATTACAAATGTTGCAGCTGGACAAGTTGATGCAGCATCTACAGATGCAGTCAACGGCAGTCAGTTGTATGCTGCCTACGATGAAATCGCATCTATGGGTGCTAAATTAGTAAAACACGATAAAGACATTAAGTGCTTGAATATTCGTGTAGACCGCAATGTAAATAACATCAAAAATTTAACCGCTAAGGTTGATAACAATTACACAACGATTACTAACTCTATCAACGCAACAAACGAGCGTGTAGGTGCAAATTCTAAAGCCATTCAAGATAATACAAATGCAATCAATCGTCATGAAACAGTAATTAACAATCATGCAACGATCATTAATAACCACGAACAACAATTACAATCTCATGAGCAAACTTTGGTAGACCATGCGAACGTATTGGAAAACCATGAAAACCGCATCGAAAGTTTAGAACGTGGTATGACACGCAATGTAGAACGTGAAATCGGTAAAGCTGGTGCAGCGAATGCAGCGTTATCCGCATTGCACTATTTAGGCTACAACAAAGACGATAAAATGACATTCTCCGTTGGTTATGGTCATTACAAAGGACATAGTGCGGTAGCGTTAGGTGGTTTCTACGCACCAAATGAACACGTTATGTTTAGCGTAGGCGGTACACTTGGTTCTGAAAAAATGGTAAATGCTAGTGTGAACTTCCGATTGGGTAAAGGTTCTGAATACGAATTGAACCACAAAGGCAAAATCAAAGAACTTGAAACATTGGTTACTAAATTAGTAGCGGAAGTGGAAGAGTTGAAAGCGAACAAATAATGGATAAATTGACTAGAGAAACATTGACTAGAGAACCATTGACTAGAGAACAAGAGTTAGAGTTAAAAATAGCGATGTTACGAATTAATTATGAAAGCGAGATTATAGCTAATAAATTAGAGTTTGAAAGGAATATTAGGGAAACAAACCGAAAGATGAATAACATGATTGGTTATATGTCTATTGGTGGTTTGATAGTAACAATAATCTTTTTTGTGATTGTTATATTTACATTAAGGTAGTTGATTGAGTAGGGATATGGGCGGTGAAATATCCGCCCTATCATAAGAGGTGAGTATGAGGAGAGTTAATTTTGATTTATTAGCTAGTGCATTAACAATAGTTATAGCTGATATGATAATCAAACCTAAAATTGAAGTTAATGATGGTAGTGTAAAAATCATATATGAGTTTTCTGGTTTAACTATTACAGAACTATCAACTGTATTTGAGATTGAACAATGTTTTAGATTAGATTTCTTTGTTGAAAAGGTTACTCTTAAAATAAAGCACCAAATCTATAACTCTATGTCAGAGAGGTATGTTGTTAGATGATAAGTTATAGCGGTTATGTTAATCACTCAGACTTTTACATAGCACCGCAAAGTTATCAAGATGCATTTGATTTCTTATGCCAGCTAACAGTTGAGAGTGAAGAGGAAGTGTTCTATATCGGTAAGGTAAGAGAAACTATTGATGATTTTGAACTATATGATGTAGTTGAATTTAGATGGAATGAGGATAGAGGAGCGTGGGTACAGTATGATCACAGATGAAAAAGGCATGGAGTGGCTGTTTCAAAAGCTATATGATGCTGGATGGAGATATATTGTGGCGGATAATTACGATAACATATACCTGACAAATGAAAAGCCATCCATGTTTGATGATGTGGATGAAGTACGGATAAGTAGTTGTGAAAAGCGTATTGGTGCTACTGGGTTTATAAAAATACTACCTAAACTAAAAGCAAATGAGGTTTTTAGCATTGCAGAAGAATTAGGCATTGTTGATTGGTCTAAAGTAAAGGTTGATACACCTGTATTAGTTAGAGATTTTGAAAATCAAGATTGGAAAAAACGATATTTTGCATTTTTTGATGATGAATTAATATATACATGGGATGGTGGCGCTACATCTTGGAGCGTAAAAAACAAAGATGCAATACCTTGGAAATACGCAAAACTAGCAGAGGTATAAACATATGGCAGAAAATTTAATTTCAGTTGGAATGATATTAGGTATTTTCCCTATTTTAGCAGTATTTTTAAATGATGCATTTGATACTTTTGAAGAGGGATGTGTGCGAATGCTATTTGTACAGGCGATAATTGGTGTTATATTAATCATTTTTGGGGCAGGTGTTATGTTGGGTGGTGAGTAATATTTGAGTGAACTAAACGAAAAGCAACTAATAGAAAAGGCGGTTGAGTACCTACAACCTGTTAAGTTAATTGATGTACAGATTGCATCTATCAAAGAAGAAATCAATCAACTACGAGCAAACCTTACATCAATAGGTGCGATTGATTACAGTAAAGATAGGGTAACAGGTGGCGGTACTCCGCAAGGCTTAGAGGTTAGTGTATCAAGATTTATGGACACAGTCGCAGAACGTGATAAGCGAATTGATGAATTATCAAAGTTAAAATGCGATGCGATCACTAAGATAGATGCACTAGATGAAAAGCTGGGAGCAATCATCTTGCGTTATGAATTTGTGCTTAACAATACAACAGAGGATGCTTATAAAATGATTGGGTGTTATTCCACGAAACAGGCGAAACGATACAAGCAGAAAGCATTGCTGGAATTTGGGCAAAAACTTGTCCTATAATGTCCGCAAATGTCCGTGATTGTCCGTGTACCTATAGTTTGCTATTAGGTATAATATATATGTAGAAGTTGCCACTAAGCGACTACTACTCACTCTTTCCTTAGGACAAATCAAAACACAACAACAAGCACGCCCATAAAAGAGCGTGCCTTTGTTGTATATGGGCGAAATGGAACGTATAGCGCTAACGGTCGCAGAGTAGCAGCGCAACCATATTTGATTAGTGAGTGAAAACACTATACTTTTTTCTAATTTCAATTTTGAAGTATGTGTTAAGACAAAAATTTTATATGTAAATTTACTGCTAACTGATAAGGGTGGGTCGAATATCCTCACAATATATAGCTTATACATTATTAACCTTAAAGATATGAACCTGCCATAATTGGTTATACACATTGAATACTGACAACTAGCATCCTCCAAAAGAAACTTATTCATATTCTTGTTGTTACTTAACCTAACACGATTACGATCCATCAAAATGTTAGTTGTTGGTATTGAGTGTGTAAGTGATTATTGAAAACTAGGTGTGTTTCTATTTACCAACTTTGTTTTTTTATTCATAGTTGAACCTCAAAAGCATAAATTGTCATGTCATCAACAACGCACCTAGTTTTGAGTGATTAATACAAAGAAACAGAATAAAACTATCACATAATGGGGTATATCCACGGCGATATACTCCAATTTTTGTATAAATCTATCATAAAGGGGAGATTATGACGGATGTTTTGTGTTGTAAAAGTAAATGCCTTAACAATAAGAATGGCATATGTACCGCAAAGACAATAGAATATGACGGCTTATGTCAAACATATAAAACATATGGCGGTGCTAGCAAATGTAATCGTGGCTTATGTGTTAGATCACATGGGAAATTAAAAAGGAAAGGTGGCGAAGTGCTTAAATGATTAATGCAATTAAACAATTCTTAGAGGATAGAAAACTATTTAAACAAGCAGCCAAGGACTTGAACAATAAAGATTTACAAGCCAAGGCAAAATACGCATATGAACATCGTGGCGATACAATGATTACACTCATCGATGGTTTAGCTATCGTATGTGCAGTACTAATCTTAATCGGTATTGTGTGGTGTTGGATGTGAATTACCAACCAACGATAAAGAAACTACTTAAAGCATTACAAATGAATGGTAGGCGATATGTAGTCGATGTAAGGCAAACATGGAGTAAATACGATAAGCCTTGCAAGATATATATTGTCAGTCGAATGTACACCGAGGAAGAGTACAAACTAACATTCCCTCATAAGTACAAAAAGGGTAAGACCTTTAAACAAGGACAACTCTATAAGAAAGAAAGTGAGTACAGTAGCACCAAGCAACACGAGGTGTTACTTTTTTTAGTTAAGACATATAAAGGTGGTGATTGATGTTGAATGATACAAATCTGACAGACAAACAACTGCTATTTGCAACTGAATACATCAAGACCGCTAATGCTACACAGGCTGCATTAAAGGCTGGATATTCAGAAAATAGTGCAAGGCAACAGGGAAGTAGATTGTTGTCAAATGCTAACGTGAGCCAATATATACAACAACACATGGAGCAAAAGAACAATAACACAATCGCAACTGCTGATGAAGTCCTACAGTATCTCACCAGAGTTATGAATGGCGAAGAGAAAGATGCGTTTGGTTTAGATGTATCTGTGAATGATAGAACAAAAGCGGCTGAACTCTTAGGTAAACGGCATATGTTATTTACCGATAAGGTGAAACTAGATGCAGAAATAGAGATTGATATATCCGATAGGATGAAACAAGCAAGGGTGAAATCAGATGAAGTACAACAGAGTGCAACTGATTGATGCGTTGGGTTCGTTTACGCATGATCCATTAGGCTTTGTTTATTTCGCATTCCCTTGGGGTGAAAAAGGTACACCTTTAGAAAACTTTGATGGTCCTGATGAATGGCAAGTTAAGACTTTCACTAAAATAGGTGAAGAACTACGTAAGGGAAAGTCATTAGCTAAGGCAATACAAATTGCAGTTGCATCAGGTCATGGTATTGGAAAGTCCGCCTTTTCTTCATTGTTAATTCTGTTTGCTATTGCTACACATGAGAATATAAGGGGAGTTGTAACTGCTAATACTGATACACAGTTAAAGTCTAAGACTTGGGCGGAACTCAACAAATGGTACAACCTATTCATAGGTAAAGAATTGTTCACCTATACTGCTACCGCATTGTTTAGTGCTGATAAGCAGTATGAAAAGACATGGCGGATAGATGCTATTCCATGGAGCGAAAGTAACCCTGAGGCATTCGCTGGCTTGCACAATCAAGGGAACAGAATACTTATCATATTCGATGAGGCATCCGCAATATCAGATAAGATATGGGAAGTAACAGAGGGCGCTTTAACAGATAAGGAAACGGAAATTATATGGTGTGTGTTTGGTAACCCTACACGTAATAGCGGTAGGTTTAGAGAATGTTTTAGAAAGCATCGTAACTATTGGACTACATATCAGATTGATAGCCGTACTGTTAAAATCTCAAATAAAGCTAAATTGCAAGAATGGGTTGATATTCATGGTGAGGATAGCGACTTTGTAAAGGTGCGTGTAAGAGGGTTATTCCCTAGTGCATCTGATACACAGTTTATCTCCGCATCAATAGCAGATGAAGCACAGAAGAGAGTATACAGAGTTGGTGAGTTTAACAACCTGCCTGTAATAATCGGTGTAGACCCTGCATGGACTGGCGGAGATACATTAGAAATCGTGATGCGTAATGGCTACTCTATGAAGTGCTTGGCAACGATTGAAAAGAATGACGATGATATGCGAATGGCACAACTCATTGCACAACTAGAGGATGAGTACAAAGCTGATGCAGTATTCATAGACCAAGGGTACGGCACAGGTATTTATAGTATTGGTAAGTCAATGGGTAGACGATGGCGGTTAGTTGCCTTTGGTGGTAAAGCACCTAATGATATGTATCTCAACATGAGAGCGTATATGTGGGGCGAGATGAAAGAATGGCTAAAAGAGGGCGGTTCTATTCCACCGAATGACCAAGGGTTATATGACGATATAACAAGTCCTGAGGCTATCATTGATAAGAATGGGCGAATACAACTTGAAAGCAAAAAGGATATGAAAGAACGTGGCTTACCATCTCCAAACAAAGGTGATGCATTAGCCTTGACCTTTGCGTTCAGGGTCAATAAAAAAGTGAATGTAGGGAGTAGGGTTCATGCCAATACTGAGTATGATCCATTTAAAAGATAAGGGGTGATTTAATGTGCATGAAGAATAAAATGCCTGATACACCAATGCCAGCACCAGCACCAACTGTACAAACAGATGATGCAACTACAATGACTGGTGAAGATTGGTACGCTAAAAAGCGTAAGGGTAAACGTGGTTATGAAAGTACAATTCTATCCGCCGCACCAGCTGGCACTAAGAACACATTAGGGGGTTAAAGATGCAAGGTACTATATTATCAACGCTTGCAAGGCAACCAACTAATACTGAACCTAAAAAACGTGATTACACGAAAATTAAGGCGAAGTTTAATGCGATGTTCGATAATCGTCAAAAGTACATTTCTAAGTGGAAAGATATTCGAGATTATCAACTACCTTTCCTTGGACTGTTTGATGATGAACAAGACCAATCGAAAGTCTACACCGATAAGATTAATAATGGTGTGGCTTGGGAAAGTTGCCAAATATTCGCATCAGGTGTAATGAGTGGCATGACACCACCTAGTAGAAAGTGGTTCAAGCTGACATTAGAAAATACTGACCTAGCAGCAAATAGTGATGTTAGCAAGGTATTAGATGAACGTGAAGAGATTTTGTACGCAGTATTCGCTAAATCTAATTTCTACAACGTAGTGCATCAAGCCTATATGGAACTACCATTTGGACAAGCACCTATGTCTATTATGCCTGACCCTAAGTTTGGTGTAAGGTTCACATCTTATCCAATCGGTACATATGCATTAGAGTGTGGTAGTAATGGTGAGGTAAACACCTTTGGTAGAAAATACCGCATGACCGCAGACCAGCTTGTTGAAGAGTTTGGGTATGATGCTTGTACTGAACAAGTTAAACGTGAATTTGATGATGGCAAAGGTAATGCAACAACTCATGTTGTGTGTTGGTTGGTAACACCTAATAAAGACCGCAACGGAAAACTAGGCAATAAGAATATGCCTTACTCATCTATCTATTGGATAGATGGGAGCAACTCCGATGAAGTGCTAAGACATAGTGGCTTTGAGGAATGGTCTATTCCTATTGCTAGACATACCACACATGATCTAAGCGGTTATGGTAAAGGGTGTGCATGGTTCGCACAGTCCGATGCACAGATGCTACAACTCTTAGAGAAAGATTTAGTAACGGCTATTGAGTTAGGTATTAAACCACCTATGAGTGCTACATCTGATGTTATCGGTAGTGTAAATCTATTTCCGGGCGGTGTAACGGAAGTTGATACAGGCGGTAAGGTTGAACCGATATTCAATGTAGGAATTGATGTTGCGAATGTACAAGCGAAGATACAATTCGTATCTGAAAGTATTAAACGTGCATATAGTGCTGACCTATTCTTGATGCTTGATAACATCGATAGCGGACAAATGACCGCACGTGAGGTTATGGAGCGTACACAAGAAAAGATGCAACAGTTAGGGCCTGTAGTTGAACGCTTACAAAGTGAGTTTTTAAACCCTATCATCGAACGTACTTATGGCATCTTAGATAGAGCTGGAATATTTCCACCAATCGATGAACAAACTGCTGAAATGCTAAATGGTATGGATGTAAAGATTGAATACATATCTCCATTAGCACAAGCACAGAAAATGTCATCTTTGGTGAATATCGAACAGTACTATGCTTTCATAATGTCATTAGCACAGGGCAATGCTAACATCGTTCAGAAATTCAACTTTGAAGAGGCAGCGGACATATATGGTGTAAATCTTGGTGTACCTGCTAGGGTTATTCGCTCCAATGATGATTATCAAAAAATCATGGAGCAACAACAACAAGCACAACAAGAGCAAGAGGAACAAGCACAAGCCTTACAAATGGCACAATTAGCACCTCAAATGGCTGGTGCTGCTAAACAAGCAACAGATGCAGCCAATGACGGAAACCCAGTAATGCAACAGTTAATGGGTATGGGGGTGTAGATGAAAACTAAACAAGATTATATTCGTGATCGTGATATTGATGCACTTAACCACGTACTAAGTACTGAACTTGGTAGGTGGTTTTTTTGTAGGCTTTTAGACAATACGGACATTCTAAAGCGTTCGTTTACTGGCAATTCAGAAACCTTTTTCAACGAGGGGAAAAGAAGTGTAGGTCTAAAGTATATGCAAATGCTTGGTGCTATCGGTGATGGTGTTGAGGGTGTACTCAAATACCACCAAGCACAACTGGAATATATCAATCAACAAAAACTATTTAAAAATTTAGAGGAAAAAGGTGAATGACTATGGCAGAAGATTTAACGCAAGGCACGAATGATAACACAACGAGTGCAGATAGTAGTACACCTACTACGGATGCTAACACGAATACCCAAGACACAATATTAGGTGGTGGTACTGACACAAGCGGCAACCAAGAACCACCTACAGAACCTACTGTGTATGACTTTACACAAGCCTTTGATAGTGGCGAAGTAGACCAAACAATCGCAGCTGACTTTTCTAAGCTGCTCAATAGCGTAGGTGCTACGCAAGACCAAGCAGTCGAGATGGCTAAGTTTGGTAATAAGTATGCTACTGACCTTGTAACTGCTTATGAAGAGAAAAGACAAGATGCTTTGATTGAACAGTATAAAGGCTACGCAGAACACACCAAAGAGGTATTAGGCAATAAATATGATGAAACAGTTGGTAAAGCTGCAACTGGTGTTGAAGTTGTGGAAAAGGCAATTCCTAATATTCGTGAGTTACTAGCAGAAAATGGCTTAGGTAATCGTGTAGAAATTATCCAACTATTCGCACAGATTGCTGGTATGGCTGGTGAAGATAATAACGCTGGTGGCGGTCAACCAACTGGTGGTACACAGTCAGAAGATGCAATCAGAAGAAACTTATATCCGAGTATGTTCAAATAAAAGGAGAAAATAATTTATGGCTACAATCGGAACACAAAACCCTACTTTAATTGATTTGCAAAAGCGTATGGATCCTAACGGAAAAATCGCACAAATCATTGAACAATTAAACCAATCTAACGAAATCATTCAAGATATGACAATGATTGAATGTAATGATGGTACATCTAACAAAACAACAGTACGTACTGGCTTGCCTGATGCTACATGGCGCATGCTTTATGGCGGTGTACAACCTAGCAAATCTACTACAAAACAAATTACCGACACTTGCGGTATGCTAGAGGCTTACTCCGAAGTAGATGCTAAGTTGGTTAAGTTGTCTAATGACCCTGTAGCGTTCCGTGCTACAGAAGATGCTGCATTCGTTGAGGCTATGGGTCAAGAAATCGCACGTACACTTTTCTATGGTGATGAAAGCACTCCTGAAAAGTTTGTTGGCTTATCCGCACGTTTTAATACATTAGACCCTAAGAAAGCTGATAGTGCTAAAAACATTATCGATGCTGGCGGCACTGCAAACCTTGCATCTATGTGGCTTGTAGGTTGGGGCCCTCTTACTGTACATGGTATCTATCCACGTGGTACAGAGGCTGGCTTGCAACAAGAAGATAAAGGTAAAACAACAATCACTAAGCCTGATGGCTCTTTATTCGAGGCATATCGCACTCACTTTGAACAAAACATCGGTTTGTGTGTTCGTGATTGGCGCTATGTTGTACGTATCGCAAATATCGATATGAAATCCATTAAGGAAGATATTTCCGCAGGTCCTAATTTGATTAATTTGATGATCCGTGCAGAAGAAAGAATGCAATCTCTTACAGGCTGCCGTCCAGTATGGTACATGAACCAAGAGTTGCGCACATTCTTACGTTTACAAAAGAACAAAGTACATGGTTCTACAATCACAGAAGATATGGAAATGGGCAAAATGGTTACACGTGCTAATGGTATTCCAGTACGTAAAATCGATGCATTGCTTTCCACAGAAGCACGAGTTACTGCTTAATTAATAGGGGGATAAATATATATGATTATTGATACTCAAAATACATTCTTTTTCAAAAAAGACATTACAACAAACACTAACTCCGATGTAGTGATGAATGGTAATGGTGGCGATGCTGACCCTAACTTATTCCTTGTAATTCGCATTGATAAAACAGTAACAGGTACACCTTTGTTTAACGTTTACACTTCTGATACTGAAAACATGGCTAATGCGGTATTATTGCATGGCATTACTATGGCTGCTAATGCTTCTGCTGGTACAGAATACAAAGTGCGTTTAGCTAATGGTGCTAAGAAATACATCAAAGTAAACGCTAATAATATGACTGGCGGTCAAATCTCCGCATTCTTAACAAATGGCATTAATATTAAATAAGGTGGCTAACATGGAATATATTGCAAAAGTAACTTTGTATCACAATACAAAGGGTTTAATTGAAGAGGGAACAACAGTTGAATTTACAAAAGAAGAAGTAGCTGAATACGATAAAGACTACTTCAAAGATTTGTTTGAAACTGTTGGTGCAGAAGAAGTCGCAGAAGTAGAGGAAGTTGAAGAGGCAGAACCTACACCAAAGAAACGTGGTAAGAAAGCGGAAGAAACTGCTGAATAATTGAACGAGGGGTGCTTATGCATCCCTCTTTTTTTATAGAAAGGTGGAAATATGACACCTACTGATATTTGTAATCAAGCATTATCGCTTATCAATGCAGGTCGCATCCGTTCTATGACGGAAGAAACAGAACCTGCTAGACAATGCAGATTGCATTATGATCTAACACGTAGAATATTGTTAGAGCAGTTTGAGTGGAACTTTGCACGTAAGCGTGAACGTGCGGTGCTATCTGAACATAAGATAGATGGTTGGGGTTATGTATATGCATACCCTGAAAAGTGTGTTCGCATCCTTGCGGTAATTCCACAAGGTGAACGATACCGAGCGGAAAAGCAACGTGAATATGATGTTTATTTGACTGATAACAATACAAAGTACATCGTATCTGATGTACCATTGATGCATATTGATTATGTGTACGATATAACCGATGCTGATGTAATGAACCCTATATTCGTTAAAGCGTTGGTGTGTAAGATGGCATCTGATTTAGCAATGCCACTAACAGGCAATAGCGGTTTATTCGACCAATCGTACAAACTGTATCAAGCAGCATTACAAGAGGCAAAATCTATGAGCGCAAAAGAGCGTAGACTAGATATGCCTTATGTATCTAGCTATTTGAAAGCAAGGAGTTGGTGATATGCAACCTATGTATATCGGACAAGTCGCATTTACTACAGGCGAAGTATCGCCAGATGTATCTAGTAGATTTGACTTAGAACAATATAAAAGTGCATTACTGCTTGCTGAAAACGCAGTTATTCGACCTTATGGTGCGGTAGCTAGACGGCAAGGTTCACAGTTTATCGGTTACGCTAAGTACAATGATAAGCCTGTTAGACTGTTTGAGTTTACAACCAATAAGAACCAATCATTCATGCTTGAATTTGGTGATAGGTATGTTAGAGTATGGCGAAATGGTGTATATACAAACGTTGAAGTAGCAACACCATTTGAGGCGGATGTTGTAGGTGAATTAAACTGCATCCAAAGTGGCGATGTAATGTTCATTTGTAGCGGTAAGTACCCTATTCAAACGCTATCACGATATAGTGATACTGATTGGCGGATGAGTGCTTACAAACTAACTGAACAACCTTACGATGAAATTAATACGGATAACGGACACACGTTGACTGTTAATAGTGATACGATCACATCCACAAAAGACCTCTTCACAGAAGATATGGTAGGTAGTGTAATTCAAATTGCATACTATGTAGAGGCGGTACACACTAAGTCAGCTGGCGAAGTTGTAGAGAAAAAGGTTAGAAAAAATTACTTCACGGCATCGACTACAGAAAAGACCTATAATAACATTAATTACAATGTTGGAGCGTTTAGTACCGATACAGAACTATCATGGAAATTCACAACACACGGAACATGGGAAGGTACTGTAAAGTTACAAATTTCTAACAACGATGGTCAAACATGGAAAGATTACAGAACATACACCTCTAAGAATGACTACAACGTAACTGATACAGGTAAGATAGAGGCTGGAGCAAGGCTTAAATATGTATCGGATATTAAAGGCGGTTCTGTGAATTGCGACTTATCTATTTTGCCGTTTACCCAATATGGTATCGTTGAGATTAAAAGCGTAACCGATGCTAAGAGCGCAAAGGTTAATGTTCTGAATGGTATTAAAGAGGGTGAGCCAAGCCATCAATGGAAGTTGGGAAGTTGGAATAGGGGTAGAGGTTATCCTAAATTATGTACATTTTATCAAGACCGATTTGTAGTTGCTGCTACTGATAGCAAGCCTAACTATATTTGGTTTAGCCGTACTGGTGATTATCCTAACTTTGGGGTTGAAAAGGTAGGCGGTACAATCACAGACGATAGTGCAATTACACTACCAGTAATCAACCGCAAGATGTATGAGATTAGACACCTTGTACCAGCAAATGACTTAATCGTTCTAACTAGCGGTAATGAGTGGATAGTAGATGGGAGCAAGACTATTACACCTACTAACTGTTACCTTAAAACACAAACACAACGTGGTGCGTTGAAATGTGAACCACAGTTTATTGGTAATCGGTGCGTGTTCGTTCAAGAGCGTGGTGGTACTGTTCGTGATATGGGTTACTCTTACGAGAGCGACAACTACACAGGGCAAGACTTAACGCTATTTGTTAAAACATTAGTTAAAGGTCATGTAGCAGTAACGAGTGCATATGCACAAGACCCTGACAGTATTATTTACTACGTTCGAGATGATGGACAGTTGAATTGCTTAACCTATATACCTGAACAAAAGGTGTATGGTTGGTCGCACTTTGTTACTAATGGTAAATACCGATATGTTGAGAGCGTGGCAGAGGGTGAACAAGACACAATCTATTTTGTAGTAGATCGTGTGATTAATAATAAGAGTGTGAAATGTATTGAACGTAGTATTCCGCTATATACAGAGGATAACTCCGATGTATTCCTAGATTGCTATGTTAAAGTTGCTAATTCAATTAAGACCGATTACATTAACGCACCTCATCTTGTAGGACAAATGGTAGACATAGTAGTTGATGGTCAACAGATGCCATCTAGGGTAGTACCACCAACTGGGGTTATTAAATTAGATGGTAAAGCAAATGTAATTACTGTTGGTTTACCTTATACTACTAAAATCAAAATACCTAGCGTAGAGCAACAAATAAACGATGGTACACTACAATGCAGATTGGTAACTATAACACGAGTTGCGTTGCGGTTATATCGTTCATATGGTGGTAGCGTAGGTAAAACATTTGATGATGTAGATGATTTAATTATGAAACCTAAATCGCTATTTACTGGTGATACTGTAATCGTGTTACCTAAGATAGCAACTAGCGTTAATACAAATACAGAAATTTGCATAAAACACTCAAAACCTTTCCCATTTAACCTGTTAGCGGTTACAAGAGAGGTAGAAATTGGCGGTGGTTTCCCAAATGTTCATGGAATGTAATATTTGCCCATCTAAGCACGTTTCGTTAATTCGTGAGTTATACATCAACTTACGTTCGATAGATGCCTTAGAGGTTAAATATATCAATCGAAAAAATTCAAACTATGGCGAAAATGACTTTGTAAACGATATTCTTGGGGAAGATTATCAAAGTCGCATTGTTATTGATAATGACAAGCCATTATGTGTGTATGGGGTATCAAACACATCATTAAATGGTATGCATTGCATTTACTTTTTGGGGAGTAAAGATTTTGAACATAGTTTAACATTACAAAAGCAATTTATAAAAGTTAGTAGAAATATCATTGGGGAATGGTTACAAACTAGGGAAGTACTTTTTAATTACATACACAAAGAAAATTACCGCACCATTAGATGGCTAAAGTCTTTAGGTGCGGTTATTCATTACGATATTAACGATGGGGATATGGTTTTATTCACATTGAGAAAGGGGGATGCGAATGTGTAACCCTATTGCATTAACTGCAGCAAGCATGGTTGGCACGTTGTTTACACAACATCAACAAGGAAAGGCACAAGCTGCAATGTACAACCAACAAGCAAGGGTAGCAGAGGCTAACGCACGCATAAGTGATCGCAAGCAAGAACAGATTGCAGACCAAGCCTTGCAAGAACGTGATAAGATGTCCGATAAGATGCGACTTATCCAAGGTCAGAATACGGCAGAAACTGGTGCTAGTGGCTTGATGATGGCTGGTACACCATTACAACTTATGGCATCTAGCTATGACGAATACAACAAGGATATTCAGAATTGGGAAAACAACAAGAACAACAGTATCTACAATGAATATCTTAATGGAATGAACTATCGCAACGAGGCAAGCACCGCACGTGCAGCGGCAAGCAATGCTAAGAAACAAACTAGAATGGCTATGCTAGGTACGATATTAAGTGGTGCATCTAGTATTTATGGTCTTAAAGGTCAATATGCTAGTAAGAGTGCTGGTACTGGTACTAATTACTACACACCAGCTAGTGATGCACTAGAGGCTGCTGGTATGCCTAAAATGAAATTCGTAACCAAAGGTACTATCAGAAATAATAGGTGGGGTATCTAATGAAGTTAATAGGCTATGATGGCAATCAACGCTTAAACACAATTAATGGCGGTGTACAAGCTAATGTAAATGAAATGGCTTATGGTGGTAACACACAAGGCATGGATAACCTCACAAAAGCCATTGGTGATTTAGGCAACACAATGTTGACTATACAAAAGCAAAAGGAAATGACCGATGTTGTAAATGCAACGAATGAATATAATGCCATGATGAATGATTGGCTATATAACCCTGATAATGGTGCTATGAACCGAAAGGGCGAAAACGCTTTGACAATTCCGCTTGATTATCAGAACCAAGAGAAACGAGCAAGGCAGGTTATAGCTGAAAAGTATGGCTTTAAATTCAATGATGCGGTCAATGCTTTTAATAAAGTTGTAGATAATGATATGACTAATACTACAAACACGATCAATAAGTTTGTACGAGGTCAATTTGAAGATAGTGCTATGAAAGCGCTAGATATGAATGTGCAAAACATATCTAATAATGCGGTGGTAAATGCAAGCCCTGATGCATTCGATGATGCTATGAAACAAGTAAGCGGTAGTGTAGCAGCACAATTATCTAACCTTGGTTATGATGATAACACTATACGTTTACAAGTTAAGAAAGCGCAACAAAACATTGCTACAACAATGATTGAAAAGAAAATGGCTGATGATGATTTAGATGGTGCTAATAAGGTTATCAATCAAGCTGCCATGTCAGGTTTAATCGATGAAGAAAAAATCATGGGTTATCGTCAAAAGGTGCGTAATGCATCAATGGTATTAGCTACATCAGATGATAGCAAGATTGATAGTATCATTGGCGAGTTTGACCCTAATGACCCTGACTTATTAACCAAAGTTACAGATAAATTGTTTAATGGTGGTTTTGGTAAAGTCGCTGGTGCTAGTGGCGGTGGAAATGCAAGCGTTCAAGACCTCATGGCTGCAGTTATGGGGCAAGAAAGTAGTGGTGATGCTGGAGCGGTTAATGGCAGAACTGGTGCGTATGGACTATTCCAAATATTGCCTAGTAACTGGCCTAAATGGAGTGAACAAGCTGGTATAGCTGGTGCGGACATGACAGACCCTGAGGCACAAAAGAAAGTTGCTGCATATAAACTTGGTGAATATGCCAAAGAGTATGGTGTTGAGGGTGCATTTGCTGCTTGGTATGCTGGGCCCGGTAATGGTGCTAGGTGGAGAGATGGTGCGCCTGATGCTATTGATGGTGATGGCAACCATTATTCATGGGATGCACCACAAGGCAATGGTGATGAGCCTAGTGTTCGTCAATATATACAAGAAGTTAAAGCAAAATTATTTGGTGGTGAAAAAGCTAGGGAAGAAACACCAGCAGAGGCACAAAAGCGAAAAGATATGATCCAACGTAACGTGGCAACACGTTTACAGGTCATGGCTAAACGTAAAGCACAAATTCTTGAAAACCAAAAAGTAGAGATTGAACAACGTGTAGCAGCAGCGGTTAAGAATGGTGCAACTGATGTTGAAGTATTGAAGATGCGACAAGACTACGCAGAAACGCATCCTGAATATCAAAGAGCGATGCAAGGTCAACTAAACCAAGCACAAATATCTGTAAACAAAGCAGCTGCAAAAGCATTACAAGCTAAATCAGTAAATGTATTAGCGGTTAAGGCTGCAATCGCTAATGGACAATTCAAGTCTATGGGCGATTTAAATAGTTACCTAGGAGAAATGGGTGTGTATTTTACCGCTCCACAACTGGAGGATATTAACCATGAATTTGATGAATATTCAAATGGTACTGGGAAGTATTCCCCTGATATGGCTGGAATGAAAAGTAGCATAGAAAACTTAGCTGGTAGAAAAATAGATGGTGTTGAATGGCAAGGGGTATCAACTGCAGTTTATCCTAAAGTACAAGAGTTTAGGGAGAAAAACGGATATGACCCATCGCCAGCACAAATGGCACAATGGGGTGCTGATGCGGTAGCAGAACAAACAATCGCATCAACTGAAACTGGTAAATATTGGGGTGTAGGTAAGTTAGCAAATGCCTTTGGTGGTAAAGGCGCTGCAATATCTTACACGAACGCACAATTAGCATCACAAGGAATGTATGGTCTATATAACACAACTGGTGCAGATGGGCAGCCGTACTATGTGTACAAAGATGCTAAAGGTGAGGAATACACCATTACACCAGCAGAATTAGCTGAAAGGTTAGGACAATAATGAGTGATTATAAGATTACACCTGAACAAGCAACAAATGGTACGTTTAGTGTTAGATCACACGCAAACGTAAGATTTGAGGGCGGTGTTCAACAACAAGTAACAGACAATTCATATGGTAAAGCTATTAGCAATGCAGCTAGTGGTGTAAGTGATTGGCTAACAAAAGACCCATCAACCGCTACTGTTGATATGAATGCTATGAACGCATTAACACAAACTGATGTTACACCGCAACAAAGCGAAAACTTTGTAAATAAAGCTGGTGAAATCTTACAACCTGTAATGCATCGTGCAGAGCAAATCTATTTGTGGAATAAAGCAGACTGGGCGCAATCAGCATATGATAGTGGTGAGGCACTAGGTATTAGTCCTGACCTTATCATGGCGAGCGGTCAAGATGGTATTAGACGAGCAGAGGCGGCGGCAGCACAAATCAATCGTGGTAAAACTCTTAATGAAGTGTATGAGTTGTACCCTGAATTAGTTGGCATCAACTATAAAAACTCCGCAGAGGCGATCACTACTCTTCAAAACCTACAATCTGTAAAAGATACGTATGGTGTATGGGATAGCATCCAACAAAGCACATGGGCGATTAACGACCAAATCAAACTAGGCAAAGTGGGTATGGAGTTATCAACTGCTACTGACCCTAAACGTATTCAAGAACTTAACGATGAGGTAGAGCGGTTACAATCTAACTTATCTAAATATCGTAAAGCGGATGAGTACGATGTATTGGAAACGGTAGCTGGTGCAACTGCTAGTCAAGCATACATGATGGCTGCACAAGCTATCATGGGTTCTAATCGTGCTGCAGAGGGTATGGCACTAGGTGCAGCGGCTGGTGCTATTGCTACTGCTCCAGCTGGTGGTGCTGGTGCTATTCCATCTGCATTAGCTGGTTTAAGTACTGGTGTTCAAGTTGGTATGGCTGAACAGATGTATCAAATGTCTTTTGGTAACAAATACCTTGAACTCATCCAAAAACGAGATGCAAATGGCAATCAAGTATACTCTAATGAAGAGGCTAGGAAGTATGCTATGTCATATGCTGCTATTGATGCTGGTATCGAGTTTGTAGCAACTAAAGCTATCGGTAAAAGTATAACTAATGTTGCACCTAAATCAGCATTAGCAAAAGTAATTACAAATGGCACAACAGATGTTGCTGCAACTTTTGATAGAGGTATTGGAACAACAGTTGCACAGATGGCTAAAAACTCTATTAAAGCTGGTGTACCTGAACTCTTTGAAGAGGGTTTGCAAGATGTAAATGAAAAGGTACAACACAACCTAACACGCAAGGATAATGACTTAGAGGGATATTATAGCGTAGGTGATATTGCTATAGGTTCATTAGATGCAATGAAACAAGCATTGCCAGCGGTAATCGGTTTTGGTGCTATCGGTGGTGCGGTAGGTGGTGTGCGTACTGCAAAGGCTTTCCGTGATTTTCAAAAGCTAACACCTGAACAACAACAAGCAGCAATCATCGCTGAACAAAACCGCAATGGTGCAGTTATTATGGATAATGTTCGTAAGGATAGCACTACCAATAAAATCGCAAAAGAAAACCCTGAACTATACGGAAAAATCGTACAAGCACAGGGCGATAAAGTAGGTGTATCTACTCAATATGTAGATGTAGCGGAATTGGTACAATCTGAAAACGGACAACTTGCAATTCGTGATATGGTAGATAACGGCTTGGTAACACAAGAAGAAGTGAAAGCAGCTATTGAGGCTGATGCACCTATTGAAATTCCTATTGGTAGCTATGCACAAGTATCAATGAACCTATCAGACGAAACAGTAGATGCATTGAAACAAACCTCTTACTTTACACGTGGCGGTATGTCATTGGCTACGTTAGAACGTGCAAAACAAGAAGTTGATATTGCAAAATCTGTATTAAAAGATGACACCTCTAAACGTGCGGAACGTATCAAAGATGATATTATCCGTAATGAATTTGAGGGTGCATCTGATATAGATCGTGAAGTGCTTAATGAGGTACTATCTGACCCTACGAACATTAAACGTAACTTTAATAATCTATTGCATACGCTGAAAGAACAGTATAGAGAAACATATGCTAGTGATTTTGACAATGCGGATAAATCAATCAATGATGCGGTTACTACTGGTATTGAACCACAATGGCTAACTGATTATAAAGCTAACAATGGCGGTAAAGCACCACGTACAAATGCAGAACGTAGACGAGCAGCCTATGAGTATAGCCGAGCAACTACAACTGCTAGTTTAGATGGTAATGCTGATGCATTAGCACAATCTGATGCACATTATGCAGATATGGAACATATGCTAATGCAGATTGAAAGCCTAGAGGCTATGAAAGATAAAGTCTTTGAATTGGCGAATAATGACATAGCATTACGGATGCAATTATCTAAAAGTGGATATGATGTATACAATGAAGTAGTTAAGGCTATTAGCGAAAGCACGAATAGAAAACAACGTGAAACCGCAAAAGCAAATGCATTATTGATGGCACAACACGCTGATATAATGGCACAATATATGCGACAAATGGGAAAAGGCGGTTATACCGCTATGGATTATTTCCGTGATAGCGTGCGTATCAACATGAATGCTGAATTAGGAGAAAAAGTCGGATATGCACAACCACTAAATGTTGATGTTGACTTAAATCACAGATTACAAGTTGTTGATTTAACAAATCTTAAAACTAATCTGAAAACAGAAAAAGACATAATAGATTTATTTAAAAACACACCACCACAAGCGGTTATGATTGAGGATGGTAATGTTATTGTTTTACCGCCTGATGATATTAATGGTATTAAACATATTCCATATGGTACGCAAAAAGGTAAAAAAATAGCAAATAAAAAAAGAAGAATTGTAGAAGATATTGCAAATATATTACAACATAGTGTATTGATTGATAGCTCACCTAATAATAAAATTGGTAAATCAAAATCTGGCATGAGCGCTAATCAACGTAAATCGCAAAATAGAAAAAATACTATTGTTAATTACCACAATTTACTATCGGCAATTCGTATTAATGGAAATTATTATGCAGTTAGATTTGTAGCAGAAGAAAAACAAGGACATTTAACAGTAGACCCAAGAACAGTTTATTTATACGATATAATTATGCAAAAAAGCAGTACTACTAGTCGCCCGACTCAGAGTGGCAATAGCCAAGCGGTCGGTCAAATGACCAGTAGTACTGCTTTTGATACTATAAGTATAAAAGATATATTGAACGGGGTCAAGGATGGAAAAGGTGTTTTATATGTAGATAATAATGGAAATGGCAATTATTACACACAAACATATAACCAAACCGTTAATGGTATGACAGACATCATGAAAGATGGTAAACGCATTATCAGCATTTTCAAAACTGCAGATAGAAGTACATTCTTGCATGAGATGGGTCATGTTTTCTTTGATGATATACAAAAATTAGCATCTATGGAAAACGCACCTGAGCAACTTGTAACAGATTGGAACAAGTTGAAAGAGTGGAGCGGTTGGGTTGATGGTGAAAACGTAGACAATACGAAAGCACATGAGAAATTTGCACGAGGTTGGGAAAGCTATTTGCGAAGTGGTGAAGCACCAACAAGTGCATTGCAAAGAGTATTCCGTCAATTCTCCAAATGGTTGACACGTATTTATCGTAGCGTTCAACGATTAGGCGGTGAAGTACCAACTGACATTAAAGATGTGATGGCACGTATGGTCGCAACCCAAGAGGATATTGAGGCATACGCAGAGCAACAACAGTTAGAACAGTTTGAGAAAACTGAACTCTATAAGCAACTATCCGAACAAGACCAAGCACGTATGCAGTCCTACATCGCAGATGTTAAGGAAAAAGCAAAAGAACGTGTGATGCGAAAACTCATGAAAGAATTGGATAATAGACCAATTAAAGAATGGGATGAAGAAAAGGATGCTATTCAAATTGAAATCGAAAAACGATTGATTGAGCAATATCCTATATACAAAGACCATCAACGATACAATGTGTTTGGTGATGGTGCGTTAAAAGATACACAGTACAACTCTATTGAAGAGTTAGAACGAGCAGAAGTAGAACAAACTGGTGCTACATTTAACGATGCTATCAATCAAGAAATGGACAATGCGAAAGCAGAGTTTATGAAAGATAACAATGTAGGAAAAACCAACGAGCAAATAGCAGAAGAAATCTTGCTTAGTACACAAGGTCAAATGAGATTAACCGAAGAGGAAAGTAAGATTATTCAAAAGTCTACTAATCGTGAACTAGCGAAGAACTGGGAATTGTTAGAGCGTATTCGTAAACTAGACCCTAATGCAGAAACTATCGACACAGAATTAAGTGAAATCGAAAAAGAGGTAAAACCTACTAAGTACGATATTCTTAAATCTGATAAGAAAAAGGTAGATGCTGCACTTGTTGATACAACAAAAGAACTTGAAAAAGCGGAACGCTTAATCGAAAAGTTGAACAATGAAAAAGCGGAACTTACAGATAAAGCAAAGGAACGTGAGAGTGAACTAAAAGATAAGAATAGTGAGTTATCCAAACGATTAACCACTATTACTAATCAACTAGATCGTGCTATTGAACAAAAAGAACGATTAGCAGAACGTACACAAGAACGAGCAGAAAAGCAAGAATTAAAAGCTAGTGAACGTATTGAGCAATTAAAAGATGAGTTACAAGACCGCATCAATAATGTTCGTTCTATTCGTGGTGCTGGACTTGGTACAATTTCTGATTACATGAACCGAGCAAGAAAAGAATTAGGTGAACTGCCTATTTCTAATGCTATTCAGTTTAAAACGTATCAGAATAAAGCAGTAACTGCTGGTAAGAAAGCCGATAGAGCATTGGCAATCGGTGATGTAGATAAAGCGCTAGGCTTTAAACGTGAACAGATGCTACAACAAGCAAGAGCAAGAGTAGCGTTTGAAAATTTTGAAAAGTCCAAGAAGTTACGATTGAAATTGAAACAACAGTTGCAACGAATGACAAGACCTAAGAACCCTATTGCTATTGAACCTAATATGCGTTATTTCTACGCACACATGGCATACCAAATGGGTTTAACTAAGTACGACGGCTTACCACCTACTGATGGTTTTGATATGAATACAGTATTATCCGCACTTGATGTTGATGCACTAATTCTTAATCAACAATCTATGGTTCAATTAGAACCTTGGATAGCGGAAATGTTCTATGCTAAAACACCTAAATCATTTAAATCAATCACAATGAATGAATTGGAAACCTTAGAAGAACTCATGACTGGGATGTACAAGAACGGCAGAAACGAGTATGAGGGTACAACCATTTTGAATGATGAGGGTAAAAGCGTATCGTTTGAAAATGCAGTACAAGAAATCATTGGTGAGGCTGCAGAAACATTTGGTGGTGCAACTGGTGATGTGTTTAACATCTTGAATAACCAAACTAAAACAGATGCAGTAAGCGGTAAACTATATGGTTTCCACTTAGCGTTAATGAAAGTTGAAACATTCTTACGTAGAATGGGTGGCGGTAAAAACGGCTTTGCAGTTAAATACATCTATGACCCAATCAGTAGAGCAACGCAAGCGTTCAATGAACGTAAGGAAGTATCGATGCGTAGACTAGCAAAGGATGTAGGGATATATTCTAAGCGTGAATTATTCAATATGCGTAATGACCACTTATACACAGTTGGTAACTTGTATGGTTTAACAAAAGAGCAACTCATCATGATTGCCCTTAACTGGGGTACTGAAAGCAACCGACAACGTGTTATGGAAACTACAAAGGCAAATGAAGTTGAAATTGAACGTTCGTTCCAAGAACACATGACTGATAAGGACTGGGAGTTTGTTATTCGCACATGGGATCATATCAATTCATTCTTTGATGAACGCAGTAAGGTTCAAGAGGAACTTTACGGAAACCCATTAAAGAAAGTAGATGGTTTGACATTCTCTATCGGTGGTCGAAACATCGAGGGGAAATATTTCCCTATCGTGTATAACCCTAAAGTAAATGCATCTGTTAGCGACAATCAAGTTGAGGATATTGCAAAAACTATGGTAAGTAGTAATGCAGTATGGGGTACTGGCATGAGCGCTACTAAATCACGTTTAGATGTGGTTAAGGATAAATCATTATTGCTAGACTTTGATGTTATTCCTAATGCTATCACAGAGGCTATTAACCATGTAACAATGCGTAAAGCAGTAACAGATGTTAATAAGCTAATCTCTAATCGTGAACTACAAAACTACATCGTTGATAAGTTTGGTGCTGATACTTACCAATTCTTGCGTACATGGGTTAGAGATAACTGGCAAGATGAGGCGGCTAAAACAAACGATATAGACCGCTTAATTCTTACATTGAAGAAAAATACAACAACAGCTGTTATGGTTGGGCGTGTATCAGTTGCCTTGCAGAATGCGTTGAATATTCCAGTAGCGTTTTATCGAATAGGCATAGGCAATACTATTAGAGCGGTTAATCATGCTGGGTTAGGGTTCTATGGACATGGGACTACAACTTATAACAACACTAGAGATTTTGTATTGGAACAATCAATCTTCATGCGTGAGCGTGTACAAACATTAGATAAGGACTTGAAACAAGGTTTATCGATTGCTGGTAAAGGCTTACGTTTAGGTGATACAAATGTAGGTGGTTATAAGGTAGAACAACTTGCAAATGTTCGAGATGATATAAACCAAATGGGGTTTAGATTACTAACGGAAACAGACTTTGCTTTATCAATTCCAGTATGGAAGTTTGCATATGATCAAAAGCAAGCGGAACTCATCGGTAAAGAGGGTGTAAGTCCTGAATGGATAGAACAACAATCTATCGAGGCTGGCGATAGAGCAGTCCGAGATATATTTGGTAGTGGTGATACAAAGGATGCTGCTGCTATTCAACGTTCACGGTCTATATTTACTCAATTATTCGTTCCGTTCTATTCCTACGCTAACACCTTGTACAATATCATCACAGAGGGTAACTATGCACGGAAAGATAACGGCGATTATGCAAGGTTTGTTAAAATGCTATGGTGGTCATTGGTAGCTCCAGCAATAGGAATGATGGCTTACAAAGCTATGACGAATGGTGATGATGATAAGCCAGAAGATTTAGCTAAGTCATTTATTGAAGAGCTAGTTTCACAAGGTACTATGGGTGTACCAATTATCCGTGATATGTCAAATATGGCTATGAAATATATTCTAGGCGAAAAGGTATTCAATAAAGGTAATAGCGTTATGGCATTAAGTATCGTTGAGAAATTCTACGATTTAGGCAACGCAATTATGAGCGATAAAAAAGATGGTATCGATGTAGGCAGAAGTTTCAGTCAGTTAGCAAACAGAGCAACTGGGTTTAGTGATACTGTAACAGATGGCTTATGGACATTAGCTAAATATGCGTTCACAGATACTGATGCAGCACTAGAAGATGTAATCATGGCTATTGCATTTGACCGCAGACTTAAAACTAAAAAAGATAAAAAGAAACATTGATAAATAAGGACTATCCATAATGGGTAGTCCTATTTATATACAACTGAAAGGGGATGTTAAATTGACACCAGAAGTACTAAAACCATCTGTAGTGTATCAATGCGATGGGATAAATAAGAAGTTTATTTTCCCATATGATTTTGTCCAAATCGAGGATATTAAACTAACTATCGTTGATGAAGATGGCACAGAGGCGGTACAAGTTGGGAACATCGATTATGACGAAAGCACCAAATCGGTAATCTACCCAGCTAATGGGGATGCACTAGCCGTAGGGCAAAAGGTTATACTTGAACGTAAAACACCTATATCACAAGATATGGACTTGCCTGATGAATACCCATTCGAGAATATCGAACACGCAACGGATAAAATTGTGCTTATCTTGCAAGAAATGAAAGCTGATTTAGATAGATCACTTAAAATTCGAGTGGATAGTGATAAGAACGCAAATGAAGTTGCGAAAGATATTGTAGAGCGTTCCGTTAAGGCTGCTAATGATGCAATTAATGCTATGAGCGTTATTTCTGAAAAGTCCGATAAGATTAATGCTAATGCAGATATAATCAACCGATTGGGCGAAGAAATCAAAACGATAGCATCGACTGTTGATGATAAATTGGCAACGGCTAATACTGCACTTGATACATCCTCAACTAATGTTGCTACGGCAGAGCGATTAGTCAGAGATGCTAAGGCTTATGCAGGTCAAACAACTGTTGATAAACGAGATATTAATAATCTTGTAGACCAAGCTAAGACCTTAAAAAATGACATCGATAATAAACAAACCTCTATTGCAAGTAACGCTATCAAGGCAACAGATGCTGCTAAACGTGCAGAAGTCGCAGCAAGTAAAGCTGAACAAATCGCCCTACCGAATGGCGGTGGTTTGATTACAAAAACAGAAGCCGATACAAAGTTTGTACCTAAAGATAGTTTGTATGGCATCGTTTCCGTAAAAGACTTTGGAGCAGTTGGTGATGGTGTAGCGGATGATACCGCAGCATTTAAACGTGCTAACGATAATTTAAAAAATAAGATATTGTTAGTACCTAATGGCATCTACAAAATTAATGAACATCTAACTTTCAATACTGTTGATAGTGTCATGGATATGGGTACGTATAGCAACATTAAACCGTTCTATCCAACAGAAACACCAATGTTAAAAGGTTCATCCAACATTGCCTTTGTGAAAAACATTCAATACGGCGATGAGGTCAACCAATGTCAGGGGTTCACCTACAACGATAAAAAAAATGTGTTTGTATTAGCATGTATTAATGGTGATGGCACTAATCAAGTATTATATGAACTCAATTCATCCACGTTTGAGATTGTAGGCACTTACAAATTTAATGACCCTGATAAGATGGGGCATTGTAATACTATGTGCTACAACAAGAACACTAATAAGATTTATCTTGCAAACGGCTTGAAAAATGGTAACAACTTAACAGTACTTAACGCAGATACAATGCAATATGAACGTACTATTACATTGAATGAACGTGTATTTAATATTGGATATGACCCAATCACACGAACTTATGTAAGCATCGTACCTATTAGCGGTCAACAACGCTTGCGTGAAATCAATTTATACAACGATGATTTTAAGAAATTAAAAACATATCAAGTCGATTATGAATATGATGATTTCAATAACAATGGTGCTTTCATGTTGAATGGCTGCATCATGAGTGCAACGCTTGGTAGTTTAGTAGAATGTACACCATTTGGCACAGTTAAACAGATTATTGAAATCAATAGAACTACTGAAATCGAAGATATAGCTTATTACAACGGCAAATTCTATTTTGCAGTATTAACAGAAAAACCAAACAAGCGTCATCAAGTTGATATTTATGTTGGTGATCCAAACAAAGACTATCAAAACTCTATTAATACTGCACGATTGGCAACGCTTGATTACCTCAAACTAACAGGCGGTACATTAAATGGCGCACTTAAAATGGCTAATAACATTTTAATCGAGGGGTATAAACCTGATGGACATGGTGTTGGTATGGCTAAAGTGTCCACAGCTGGCAACGTAGAACTTGGCGATAACTCCGTTAATACGTTTATTAAAGGTAAAGAATTTAAACACTATGATGGTACAGATAGTTTTACAGTACTTACAACAAAACATTACGGAACGGCTATTTACAAGAAAAAGGATGTAGACGATAACTTTGTTAAGAAAACAGAAGTAGACCAATTAGGTTTTCCATATTCTAAAATTGAAACGGCAACAGATTGGAACACATTCACAGAACAAGGTGCTATTGAAATTAACTTTGATGGCGGTGATAATAACCCACCACGTAGCCACAAACAAGGGATGCTGATTGTAATGAACTTTGGCAAAGGTAAGATGATAGACCAAACTTTCCATGCGTTCAATGGCGAAACATACCACAGAATGTTTATGGCTGATAAATGGAAATCTTGGGGCAGAGTACAAACATCCTTGAATAGCCGATTGAAATTGTGGAGTGCTAATGGTGGAAATGAGGTGTATGTTGAATAATGCCTAACTTAAAAGTTAAGAAAGGGAACGATGCACTAACATTTGAACTGACTGATAACTTGCGTGATGTAGGCGAAAAACGATTGCCGATAGTTATTAATGGTAAAACATATTATGCACGATTGGGCGGTGATAAAACCGCCCTTGTGGTGCAACGTACATCTAACGGCAACAAGAGTTATGTTCAAACAAGCCCTGTATCATTTAGTACTTGGAACTGGCAAAAGTACCCTGCAGATATTAGGGGTACAGAAAAAATGTTTGTTTACTTGCCTAAAGGTAAATACAGAGCAACTGTTGATGGACAAAATAATAAAACAAATGAATTTACAATAGACACATCAAGGGATATTGAAGTGAATGTTAGTTTATGGAATAACATAGAGACGGCACAAAAAGCAACATTTAATATTAATGGATGGAGAGATTGGGTGTATCTCACTAGGCATTTACTAAAAATCAAGATAGAACGAATTGGAGAGTAAGTATGATTGAAGTTTTTCTTCCATCTTTTATGGTCGAAGTTTTTAGTGTAACTGAGGCGGTGAGAATATCACTAGCCATATTTACAAGTGTTGTATTGGTTTTTATTGATACATTGTTGCGTGTCTTAGTTGAGGCACGCAATTTTAATTTAGCTACTAATAGGGAAATCACATTCAAGAATATGTTCATTGCGATCATATGGAGAGGATGGGCGAGTGTTGAAGTCGATGGACACCAACGCAGATTTCTTGTAAGCGGAAAACTAAGAGCAGATATGACTAAGAAATTAGTTAAATCTTATCCGTGGTTATTCCTCTTATCATTTATTCTCTTAACCTTGCCTGATGTAGACATTCCAATGTTAGGTCGCATCGATGTGTTCTTGTCTACATTGATGTATTTAGTACCAATCATGGTTGAGTTAGCATCTATTGTAGAGAATATGATTGAACTTGAATTTGTGGAAAGTGCATGGTTTAAACGTGCGATGAGTTTGATTAAAGAGTTGATAGCGTTCGTAAAATCAATAAAGGATGCGATTAAATGAAGATTAATTATGAGGACACTATAACCTTGGTGGCACTTGCAGCCGCACTAATCATGACTATTTATCTTGAACAGAAAGATTTGGCAAGCGTAATAGTTGGTGTGTTAGGTGGTTATATCGGTGCTACTGGTGGTGTTAAGCGTTCCCAATATATGAATGGGGGCAGCAATGACAAAGAAAAGGAGTAATTACAATGGCTGAATTAGGACAGTTGAGTGCTGAATATGAAAGTAATGGTGATCCAGCGTGTGTATCTAGTGGCATCAATGATGCTGGCGGTATATCTTATGGCACATATCAACTAGCAAGTAATTGTGGTAGTGTTGATGCGTTCCTTGGTTGGGGCTTAAAACAAGGTGGCTTTTACACCGATTACGCAAGAGCCTTGATTGATAGCGGTGAAATCAATTCTGATGGCTTTATTGCTAAGTGGCAAGAATTAGGCACACTTGATGCGGTAGGCTTTGAGAAAATGCAACATGACTATATCAAGTCCGCATACTACGATGTAGCGTGTGAGTATCTTAAACAAAATCTATTCAATGTAGAGAAACATTCTGATGCATTAAAGGATGTAGTATGGAGCAGAGCGGTACAGTATGGTACTGGTGAAATCGTTAATATGTTCAATGATGCATTAAAACTAATGGAAAAGGCATTGAATATTGAGTTTCCTAACTTATCCTATATTGATGATAAGAGATTTGATTATGACCTTATCGCTGGCATATACGATACGTGCATGAGCCTTGAATGGAATAGTAGTGCATTAAGGGATAGCCTAAACAATCGATTTGCTGATGAGAAATTCAAAGCGTTAAAAATGCTAATGGAAGAGGTAGAGGGGGCATAGGTGAATGTTTTATCTACGTAAGGTACTAACTTATATCAAATCACATAAACGCACCGCACAGGTGCTAATTCCTATGTTGGTATTTATATTAGTGTGTATGGGATGCTATCACTTGTACAATAAAAGACAAGTTGAAAAGCCTGTTGTAATTACACAACAACAAGCTAAATCACCTGTAGAGTTATCAAAAGCAATTCACGTTACAGAACAACAAGCACAAGAAGTTATTTCCATTAAGGAAAGAACTCAACCAGTAGCGACTTACTATACACAAGCATCTACAGTCGAACAAGCTGTAGAAAATGTGAAAAAGGATATTGCACATAGCAACCCTAATTTACCTAAAGCAGCTACAGAAAAATCTGATAGAACCGCAGTAGTAGCTAACACGGACGAGCAAAAAGTGGATGTGTACAAAATTAAGTTAGATAAACCGCATAGCATATTAGCTGGTGTAACAGTAATGACTAATGGTGAGGTATACGAAACAGTAGGCTATGAGGATAAACGCTTTGAGGGGTTGGCGCATTTTAAAGGTTCAGAATTTAAAGGTGCATCCGCATTAGTAAAAGTTGTGAGATGGTAGGTGATCCAAATATCTCCGAGTTGCACGGCTTGCAACAATCAACTGTTAGTTGACAGTTAGGATATATTGATTAAAAGGAAAATATTATGGCACAAGTATTTACATTCGAGGGAAAAACACATCAATTCACAGAAGATATTCAACCTAACCAAGAGGGGTTATATATGGCAACCTTGGTAGACCAAAACAACGTGCGTTGTGAAATGTGGTTTGTTAATGGTGAATTGCACCGCTTAGTAGAATTAGATAAATAAAACAAATTGAGGGTAGCGTAATTGCTACCCTCTTTTTTATTGCCGTCAAAAATTCGTCAAAAACTGATTTTAAAATATGGTGTTTTCTGTAGTTGGTTTTAATAAACCACGATATAAAACTTTGATTATTACAACGTATTTTGAAATTTGAAATAAAATTAAGCGATATAACCTTTTATGATCGTTAAGATTGTAAGCTTAAAAAAATGCTTAATTACTGTATCTTTTAATGGTTGGATATCTAATTCGTCAAAAATCGTCAAAAATTTTATTTAAAAATATTAGCAACTGC